CTGGTATGTGCATCCAAAAATCTTTAAGTTATTCATGGACTTGGCTCTAGGTGCGGGTTTCACTCGATTCATTTAATGCACCTAACTCGCCGGCAATTGCCGCATATCCAGCAAGATCAATAGCATTATCTGAATAGGAAGGATTGTTTCGATAACGAGCCACTTTAAGCAAGGCCATCATCATGGCGACATCGGTTGATTTGATTTGATAGTTTAAATAAGCGCTCCATAATTGGCTTATTATTCTAAAGTTATCTTCAGGCGCTCCGTGCGTGGCCTGTCTATCCTTTGTTATATATTCATTGGCCTGTTTTAATATAGCTGTCCTATCCATGAGTTTCCTCTCTTATGATATAAATGATTAAAGCTATTGCAACCGCAATCCTAACATAATCTAACACACATAACAAATAGCATAGGGCATACTCATCCATAAGGCCTCGTGCCTTTCTTATCTATAATGAGCGCGCTACGTCTAGGCTTAATAGTCTCATTGTTAGAAATAGATATATGAACCCATGAATCAAACTCTCTTATTAGCTGATCATATTGAATATCTGACTTTTGTATAACTTTTACAATCTCATCGGGACTATATCCATCTATCCTAATATCAGCCGCGCATCCTATACAATGCTGGCTTGTTGGCTTTGATCCTAATAAATTATTAACTTCAGGTGATCGATATGCTGAATTAATCCTAACTGGCTTATTAAATAGCTTCCTTACTTGTTCTAATAATTTAGCAAGTCTAGTTAAATTAACAACCGCATCACCATTCGGCTTATTATCGATAGCATGACGAACCGCTAAATCTGAATAGGTTAATTCATTAAGCGTAAAATTATCTGTTAATTTTATCATGCCGCGCCTTTAAGCTTCTCAATAGTTCTTAAACCGCCAATACCTAATAGTCCGCCTAATACTGTATTTAAAGTGGCCATGTCAAACGGCACCAAAATTGGTTGTTGGTGAAAGAGCATGAGAAACCAGTTGAGAATGGGAAAAAATACAAAATGTAAAGAAAAAGCAATGCCGCATACCCAGCCAATCCCTGGACGCCATCCTGATTTAAAAATATTATCTGATTGAGCTTCGACAGCATTAACTTTAATCTGCTCAATAGCAAGTTGAAAATCTTGATCATTAATTGCCCTTGTTAATTCATCTTTAGCTTTTTCCCTGGCATTTTTATCAGGGATAACTCTGTCTAAAACATTTCCAACTATTCCAACAACTGAATCAACTATTCCCATTAAAAATCCTCCAGTTTAAATTTGTATAAATCACATATTCTTTTAGCTAATCGATTAAATTTTAAATTATGCTGATCAAAATCAGAATGATTTGATTTATATAATGCAACATGAATGCACTCGTGCATCATCGTCTGAAATATATGATCGAATGTATCACACATCTTGTCAATCTCAATTCTCATTGGCTCCGTATGAAAGTAACCAAACACTTCGTTTGTATCTATCACGCTAAACTGTATTTTATGGGGTTGAGGCATCTGATATTCATTGAATGGAGGCAATGAAGCGCATAACTTATAAATCTTACGCAAGTTCTGTTTGGTTAATAATTTCGTAGGCATAATCGGCGTCAGTATATTCAATGATTCCATTTGGTGAATAGTAAAGATATTTTCCTTTATTTTCATCTTGCGTTTTTAATGTATGATGCGGATGACACAAGCTTTGAAATAAATTATTTCTAAATTTTTGACTATCTTGTCTATGCGGAAATACATGGTCAATATGAATTGCTGGAACCACTCGCCCCTCTATTAAACAAGCCGCGCATAATGGCTTTTTGCTTAATTGGATTTGTCTGCGCTTTTTCCAAAAGGAAGTTGAATATAATTTACTATTCTCTTTGCCTTTATCTGTTATGCCTCCACCATGCTCATTACAAAATGTTGAGCGTCCGGTTTTGGGATTTTTACAACCTAACTCCCGACATTTAGTGTTTAGCGGCGCCGTTGGCATTGCTTTTAAGAATCATAAGCATATTGCGTTGCATGGCGGTTGTTTTTGGATCACCTAACATTTTATCAATGTCAGACAATGGAAAACTCCAGCTCGCAATTTCTTTATTCATTTCTAGCGTTTGATTAACTAAATAATCAACTGCTTCTTGTATTGTTTTGGCCATATTATTTTAAGAATGTTAATTTATAAATTGTTGATTCAATCATGCTCAATAACGCATCAACTTCATTTTGCAATGATGTATATGGGCCAACGATGGCTCTATTTTTTACCACAAAATCTCTAATCGAAAGCACTTCAGCTAATGAATCAGGATTTGGAGCTTCATAGGCCGTTGGATATTCAATAATTACTTGATATGCGCCTTGATATTGTTCAATAATCGCATCCACTAAATCCGGTAATTTTTCATAATAGCCTTGAAGGGCTTTATGCTCTGAATAAGATTTGGCTTGTAAATGTAAAATGTGGCCATTAGTTGCCGCATTTAAAAGCTTTAAAAAGAATGCCCCAATATTCACTTCAGGGATAATTTCAACGGCTTCATGGATAGAGTAGACTTTTTTCATAATAGTTCCTTAAATGAATGCCAATTTTAGCATAATTGTTCCCGAAGTTCTTGGATATTATTTGCCCCTATAAGGCTGGAATTCTTTAGCTCATATAAGCCGGCCTTGGACGTAAATGTGGTTCCGTCAGCTCTAGTCCTAATAGTGCCTTCAGGATAAAGAATGGCTTTATCAAAGAAATCAGCTTTTTCTATCCATCCGCATATCGTAAGATCAGCCGTAAGCTTATTTACACTGCAAAATATATATCGATCAACATTAAAGTGAGCCTGATATTCCACAAAATTATTTACATAATTATATTGAGGATAACAAGTGCGGCCCATTGATTTCACATCATATCGCTTTTGATTTAATATCATATCAACCCCGCTGTCATGGCCTTCCGATGCCTCCATCCAAGGAAGTCCAAAAATGTCCATAATCATGCACTGCGATACTATACCAATATATTGTTCAACCCTATTGCCGTCAGCTTTGCCTCTTTGACCAAAATTTACTTCGTCAATTAGCTTTTTACAGTGATCAGCAATCGATTTGTCAATAGGAATGGTAATCAATCAGGCGTCCAACCCATGTCAATCGCCCAGGATTCTATTTGAGTCATATAGTCGTTCATTTCCTGGACGGATAAAGACGTCGTGCTTTTAACTGTGGACATTGATTGATAATTGACTATTTTTTCATCCTTTAAAAATTTAAAGCGCAATAAGTTATGCAAGGTATCAACATCATAACCAAAATGTTTTGATAAGCTTGGATACAAATAGCCAAACAATCGAGCGTTCTGCTCATTGCTACGTCCCTTTTTTTTCTTTTTTATATCCACCACCCACTGTTCCGTCAGGTCTAGTGAATGGATATGCTCGATCAGAAATGGTAGGTTCTCTTTTGTGATGTTCCATTGCTTCATTTTTAGCTTCCTGTGCTGTATTAAATATCTTTACCATCTTATTAGGCACTTCCCACAATACATATTTTGCTTTTCCCGCAACAATTACTTTAGCAATCGTATAATTATTTGCGCCTATCGCATAATTATCTATTTTTTTCCACTTCATTTAGTTCTTAAAGCCTGTTCTGCAAATTGCAATGATATAGCTGGATAGTTTTTAGGATTAGCAATGATGCGGTGCGCCCAGGATCTCATATCTTTGAGCTTCTTTTCCTCTTTAGGCATTCGCTTTTGCGCTTCAGCCAATAGCTTATCAGCATGAAACTTATTTTCTATTTGGGAAAGCTTGGGAGCTGACAGTTTTGTGAATTCAACTGGCGCTTGTTTGCAAATCTTAATAATATCAGCCGGGGTTGGCATAATTGAGTATTGATTAACGTAGGCATCAAAAGCTTTTGCTACTGTTTGAAAATCAAACCTTTCCAGCTTGGCATACCAAACCTTCAAAGTATCTTTATCAAACTTTTGTTTTGAATATAGCGTGGCCACTGTATTCATCATATCCATAAAGCCTATCTTATCGTCATTAGTCATTCCTTACTCTTTTCAATTGCATCAATTACGTCTTGAATTGTTTTGGCTCCTTCGGGCAAATCTTTAACTTCAATTTGAAGTTCTGATTCAACTAAAAATATAAGCTGAAACATATCCATTGAATCCATATCCAATTCTTCAAAAGTAGATTCAGGCTTTATTCGTTCAATTTCAATATCAAAATTTTGTGCAATTATTCCTCTTATCTTGTTAAAAGTATCCATAGTGTCCTTTTATTTATTTAACCATAAAATATAAACCAACATTTCCCACTGCATAACCAAAATAGCAAATTCCCATGCCATTATTTCCAAGCCAAAATTGTTCAACGCTTATGTATGAATAAATAAGGCCTGTAATAATAATTAATGTATGGCTCAAAATAATGGGTCTTCAGTTATTAAATCAAATACATTTTCTCTCGGCGCTGGCGGCAACTTCTCAATGCGATGTTTCGGCCTGTGAATAATATAGCATTCAGCTTCATGCTTTGTTCTAAATCTGCGAATAGGCTCACCCACATCATCAAATACTAAATATCTAAATAAAACTTCCATGGCTATTCTCATCGAATAAACATTAATTGTAGCATTACATCCACGCCACAAACTAATCCAAAAATTCCACCAAAGATTAAAATTTTAATTGACATGTTAATAATTTTTTCAATCATTCAAGTCGTTCCAAAAATGATAAAAGACTGCCACCAAAACAATAATAATTGGAATCCAAAGAATAGCTCCAATAATTTTATAAACCATAAACAAATCTTGAGCTGACATAATTTATTTCTTTTTCATGTTCTAACATTTCAATGGATTTTATTTTAAATGTTTCTTTATCGAATATTAATCTAAAATGCGGCCTAATCCTAATGTTTTTACTTTTAGAATTAGTTAAAGTTAATTTGCAACATCCGTCAGCATTTAAAAAAGCATGATATTCCTTAACAATATCTGCTTTAGAAGCTTCGCTTGGCTTGCTATATTCCTCGACATTGAGTTCGCCGTTTAATTGACGAACCCATGTCTCTAAATTTCCCATAGTATTATTTGCTGTCATGTCTTGTCCTTTTTTGTTAGTAGAAAATATGATTGCCTAAAGCAATTTTAATATCTTTTTGTTTAGCCCAAAATGGTTTTATTTTTTTAGTATGAAACCATTTCGCACCTTTCGTTGGATCATCTATTTGGCCTTTTAATATCGCTTCAGCTAGCGGCATTAAATAAGCCACTTGCGTTTGACTTGGAATTCCATAGTCATTAATGAATTGATATTGATAAGGCTGTCTGATCACCTGACAAATACTTTTCGGATAATTTGGGTCAGCTTTACGATTAATGACCGTATAAGCAACCGCCACTTTTCCAATATCAGGCTCACCGCGAGCTTCGCCAAACATAACTTGTGATAAACATAAGATTTCATTTAACATTAGTCTTTCCTAAAATGTTAATCGACTAGGCCTTTCATCCATGAACCTGTGCTGATTCAAATACGTTGCCGGATTCGGGACAAATTGCCCACCATTCTTAAACCACTGATCTGATTCCTTTTGCCATGCCAGCGCATTTAAGACTACTTCTATATTTGGTCTTATCTTATCCCACGCTTTTCGAGCGGATTCTTTACCCACTTTTTTAGGGTAGGCCAACCAAAATTCATTGAAATGATCTATACATTTGTTATTACTGGTTATTAGTTCTTGGTTCTTGGTTATTGGTTCTTGGTTCTTGGTTAGCATTGCCTTGGCATTGCGTTGGCATTGCGTTGGCATTGCCTTGGCATTACCCCATCGTCTTTGTGCTGATTTTGAGGCCTTCTCACCAATTAAATGAAACTTCTCAATCTCAATATCACACCTTGTATGAATAAAACCATCTTCAGTTTTATCAAAGAAATCGTCAAGCACCATCCTAATAGCAATCTTTTCATCTTCAGTCCTTGCGTTAATTAATCGGAATAATTTGGATTCATCTAAAGGAAGCGGCTGTTCATTTAGATAATATTGATCTAATAATTGGTGATAGCATCCATGTTCGAGTAAGCTTAAATGGCTTGTATCCTTTCGGTAATCTGCGATGTTATGCGGATAATAGTGCATTCGGGGCCTTTCTTTTATATTGTTTTATGTCTAACTAGAAAAGACTGTAAAGCAAAAAGGCTATGACTGCAAATATTTTTTTATGGATTCCTTGGCTTCCTCATACCCATAACAAGTTACAGCTTCATAACCCATTGATTTAGCAAGTAATTGAAATTCTTTTTGATTTGGCTGTAATTTTCCGCCTGGGGCCTTCATTTCAATAAACATCCCATGAAATTCACCTTTTGGGATCATTAAAAATAAATCTGATACGCCAGCTAGGGCGCCTTCCTGTTTTAATCTTATAGCCGTTGTGATTTTTCTTAAACCACCATTGGGAATAGCCCACAAACATTTATATATTTGCGGGTATTGAAATCGAAACCATTTAACGAGCATCGATTGTTCGATATGCTCATGATCTCTCATGTTTGGAGCGTGAGGATTGGTGTTGCACCATCGCTGTGTGGCTGGTCGCCATCATCGCCTAGCTTCCCACGCTTTTGACCTTTATACATTGAAGCTCCCATGGCCGCAATGTCTGAAAATGGAACTATTGGAACTGTTAATCTTTTTTTAGCTTCAGGATTAAGGAAGTAAATATATCTTAATTGATAGCCTTCCATTCTTTTAGCGCCAGTAAAATCTATTTTAGATGTGCCATGCTTCGCGGCTGTCTCGCCATTCGGCAATCGATAGATTGTAGAATTTTTATTAATGCCGGTCAATACAAATCCGGAAGCTCTATAAATTGTGCCATCGCCGCACTGCGTTCCATCGCTAAAAGATAATATCCATTCAATATTAGGGTAATGCTTTTTAATCATTCTCATGGCAATTCCTAAAGCTCTCGATTCTGAATTTCTAGGAAGCACGTCTGAAAATGCCATTCGATTCAGCTCCAGCATATCATTCCATTTTGTATCTTTTACAAAAGGCAAGACTTTTCTTTTATCAATTGGATTGCCAAATTGCATGGCTCCTTCCAACTTTCCATTTAAGAATACGCCTAAATGAAGTTGGGAATTTTGCACCACCCTTCCGGAATAATGAACGCGCTTTACAAGATCATTAGCGTCCTGGGACGATATTGGAGCTACATGGATGTCTTTAGCCGTGAGCATTTTGCGTCATAAATAATTCGGCCATCATAGCCAAGGCGTTGCCATTAGAATTCTCATTTAATTCATTTTTAATATCAAAATTCTTTTTTACATATTCAATGGCCTGATCCACAGTATCCACTTGATCGTCATGAAGCTTAAATGTCATCTGCTGAATTGGCTCCCTATCGCCGATCCTTAAATCCGGCATTTCATCCAATGGAATAATGCCATTCATTAATTTATCTAGCTCCGGCACTTCAAAGCCCAAATCCGTTAAGTCCAGGGCGTCTTTAAGATCAGATAGCTCCAGGCTCAAAATTTCCTCATCCCAATGGGAATTCATAGCAATGCGATTGTCGGCCAAAATAAAGGCCCTTCTTTGTGTTTCAGATAGATGATCAAGCTGAATTGTTGGCACTTCTTTAAGGCCAAGCTTCCTAGCGGCCATTACTCGTCCATGGCCCGCAATAATACCATTATCTTTATCAATTAAAACAGGGTTATTAAAGCCAAATTCTTTGATAGAGCCGGCAATTTGGGCTATTTGGGCCTCGTTATGAATGCGGGCATTTTTGGCATAGGGAATGAGTGAATCGATGGATTTTTGCTCTATTTTCATGTCTTTTCCTATAAAAATCAAAGATTACACCAATTTTAACAAAAAAGCACCTAAAAATGTTGCATTTTTTAACTAATGGCATACAGTAATCATGTAATTTTTATAAAACAACACAAAACAGGAGCTTGAACTATGGAAAATTCAACCTACCAAGGATGGACAAATTATGCGACTTGGCGCATCAATCTTGAAATATTTGATGGCTTTGATCTTGAAGGCTATTCAACCAGCACTGCCAAATTATCTATACAATTAAAAGATTATTTAGAGGATTGCATTTTTGATTGCTACGACGAAGGCTTGGTCAAAGACTATGCTCGCGCTTTTGCAAGCGATGTAAATTGGTATGAAATTGCTAGTCATTTATTAGCTGATAAAGAGGAGGCCGCATAATGTTTATCCTTGATTTTAAAACTCAACGCATTAAAGAAGTTAATAACTTTCAAATTTGCGATTTTGTAAATGATCTTATTCATGAGCAATCCGAGGATTTATTAGGCAAAAGATATTTATTTGTGCCTAATAAGGAAGCCGCTGAATATATTTTAGAAAAGGCGACTATTGAATGAAACTATTAATCGCACTATTAATCGCGCTTCCTATCGTATCATTCGCTGGGGAGCCAGCTAAACTTCGTTATAATTGGGTTGAAAAAAAATGGAATTATGCGCCTAAAGAAGCCAAGCTCAAATTAAATTGGATGGAAAATAGATATGAGTTTGTGCTTCCTAATTCAAAATTAAAGCTTAATACTCAATCTAATAATTACGAATATGTGCAATCTCAAATTGATCCATATCAATCACAAATAGGGGAATAATAATGAAAAAAGATTTGATCCTTGGTTGTATTTTTGCAACGGCTTTTTGGGCCTATTGCGGCTTGTGGCTTTATGTGTTATATCCTTTACTAGACAATTTATGGAAAGGGGTTTAATATGTCGGCAAATCAATCACTTACGGAGGCTCCAATGGCTGACCAAATAGTTGAAAATAAAATTCATATTCAGGCCCTTCATCAACCTGATCCTGATTTTTTTGATGATAGTGAGGAAATTAAAAATATTGCCGAGCTTGTTGAATATTATTTAACTTTCCAATGCAAAAATTTTGGTGATCTTTATGCTGATTTTGAAGGCAACGGAGTATTGCTTTCCAAGCTTCATGAAATTATGAACGATCCAAAAGATGACAAAATGGGCCGCTCTCGTCAGGAAATTAATAAAGTAATTTCAGACATGGCTTATTTTGTTCACGCGAATCATGATCGCAATCCATGGGCTAGGCGCATATATGATGCTACAATAGATAGCATTATTTAAAAAATAATATAGGACAAGACAAAATGAAAACAAGCGAAAGCATTAAGCAAATCGCCGAGGCATTGGTATCGGCTCAAAAAGAAATCAAGTTTGCAATTAAAGAATCAACGAACCCACATTTCAAATCTAAATACGCAAACATAAATTCTACGATTGATGCAATTAAGCCAGCTCTCAATAATAATGGCATTGCATTCCTTCAATCGTTAAGCCCTTCAGACGACAGTAAACTTCATCTCACAACCCGCTTAATCCATAGTTCAGGCGAGTGGATCGAGGATACCGCCGTCTGCCCTTTACAAAAGCAAGACGCCCAGGCGGTCGGAAGTGCAATTTCCTATATTCGCCGTTATAGCCTTGCCGCATTTTTAGGCCTTTATTCTGATACGGATGATGATGGCCACGCTACTATTTTAAACGCGCAAGATCATATTGATCGAATTAACAATAGCAAGTCTTTAGATGAGCTTCAAAAAAGTTATATGGCCGCAATGAATGATTTTAAGAATGACATTCAGCGCCAAGGATTTATTGTTAAAGCAAAAGATAACATGAAGGCACTTTTAAATGGCTAATGCAAAAATTACTTTAAAAGCAAATTTTCAGGCCGGTGAAGGTGATATTGGAAACATTGATAAATTTAGATCAGAAAATTATGCGATGTTAAGACTAGACCTTTTAGCTGACTGGATAGCTTTACTTGAAAACGAATATGAACAAGCCCGATTAGATTTGGGCTGGAGGCCAAAAAATGAAATCACTAATTAATAAAGCTCACAAAATTTATCCACAATCTGAATCAATGAGAATTCAATGGATAGTGCAAACTATTTATTTAAGGCTCAAAAGACAAAACGATATGGAACCGATTAATCAATATGCAATGGGAAGGTATTTTTATGGACATACAACAAGGAAGTGAAGAGTGGTTCCTTCAAAAACTTGGTAAAATTTCCGGAAGTAAGATTTCTTTACTTTTAACGGAAGGCCGAGGCGGAAAAGAATCATTAACTCGCAAAAAATATAAAAACGAACTCATACGCGAGCGTATAACGGGCAAACGCATCGAATCCTATAAGACGGCCTTAATGAAACGCGGAATCGAGCTGGAGCCGCTTGCAAGGGTCTTATACGAGGTTCGCAATAATGTCATGGTTGATCAAGTAAGTTTTGTTGATCATTGGATCATTCCGATGGCCGGTTGCAGTCCGGATGGGTTAGTCGGAGCTGACGGATTGCTAGAAATTAAATGTCCCAGCCCTGAAAATCACCTTGGCCATATTTTGGAAGACGGAGTTGATTTGGTTGATACTTATTACGATCAAGTGCAATGGCAAATTTGCGTTTGCAAAAGAGAATGGTGTGATCTAGTTTCATTCGATCCGGAAATGCCGGATCATTTAAGACTATTTACTAAAAGAATCTATCGGGATACCGATTGGATAGAAAAGGCTGAAGCGGCTGTCATAGCCATGAATGCTGAAATTGAAACAATCATAAAACAATTAGGAGACTTAAATGGCTGAATATATAGCTAAACCTGGAACTGGAAGTGCTTTTAAAAATGAAAATAAAACAGAGGATTGGCATGGTGATTATACTGGTCAAATCACTTTGCCCGATGGCGCTATTCATTATGTAAATGTTTATAACAATGTTGGCAAGGCAAGCGGAAAGCCTTATCTAGGCATTACAATTGGTAAAGAAGTGCAAGCTAAAGCTGGAGGATCAGCTCCGGTGGAATCTAAAGAAGAGTTACCATTTTAATGATTTTCTTGAAGGATTTGTATCGCAAAAAGTCCATAATTTGCATAACAAACAATTTTGTTTGTCATAGATAAAGGATAAATATTATGTGGACAACTCCTTCAGTCACAGAAATGAGATTTGGTTTTGAAGTAACTATGTATGTAATGAATAAATAGTTATTTTAAAAAGGGTGAATAGCGTTCCTCGGAAAAACATTATCCACCAATAATTAAGGGGCTTAAAATGCCCCTTTTTTATTCCTCAAATAAAACTATGAAATATAATATCCACCAAATTACATGAGCGCCATAATGATACAAGCTAAAAGCAACAAGAAGCTTTAACATTATTTTATATAAAGATCACCTTCAGAATTAATACCAAAAAGATTTGCCTTATCCTCATCCCATGAAGTTGTTTCATCGGAATCATAATAGCGTTCTTCATATAGTTTATTTTTTTTATTGCCCCAAATCTTTTCATAATTATCGTCATAAAGCTTCTTTTGTTTAAGCTTATTAGTTGATCCTTTGCCAGCTTCCGAATATTTACTCATCATTCCTCCCATATATTTTTTTAACCCAACTTGCAAATAATAACAATTCTTTATTTGTCGCGCAATGCTTCATAGTATTAGCTTTATGGCTTATTATTTGAACATTGCCTTTTATATAGCCTTTTTTATTATTAATTCTATCTAGGGAAGGTGAGCCGCCTCTAGGGCCGCCATTAGAGCCGCCTTTAGTTAGCGGAATTTTTAATACTGGACAATTTTTTGGGATTTTAATATCTGAAGGTTCTAAATTAAATTCAATTCCTTTTTTTTTGGCTCTATATCTAGCTTGACCTAAAAGGATTATTTCTCGATGATTTTCTCGATATTTTTGACAATACTCCTTATGTTTTGTCTTATCGCGAACCATTTATTTATCGGCTTTAGAATTCAACCTATCAAATAATTTTTCCAGCATATCATCAATTTTGTCTAGTCTAGCGTCAAGATCAGATTTGCGAACGTAACTAGTTGGAAGATCAATTTCAATTCTTTGAATATCTGATTTGAGATTTTGAACGGCATCCCACATTTGTCTTAAAAACCAGCCGCCTACCGATAAAATAACACCTAATACGATGTTAATAATTAAATTCATATCCATACTATTTCTTTCCACTAATTAACAATATGCCTCTCAATAGCCATATAAAGGCTGTCAGAGCTAGATAAATAAGCAATAGAGCCGTCATGTAATAGAATAACCAAATAATTCCGGCCATCAAAATAATCGGCGTCAATATTTTTGATTGTTTTATTTTGTAGAAAATCGAAGAGTTCGTCAATTGATTCAGTTGATTCCAAGATTATTTAAAGCTTTAATTACCTGATCAGGATTAACAAATTTGTTATGATCATATTCGGTAAACTCCCACCATAAAAATTGATTTTCAACTAAACATTTGCGACTTTTTAAAAGATTAATATTTTCAGAATGACCAAATATTAATGGGTCGGAAACAGACCATAGAACTATACCATATTTTTTTAAATCCCAAGCAAAATGTTGAAAAAAAGAATCGCATGAAATCCATGTAGAGCATTCATTGACAAGCTCACGCAATTCGGATAAAGATAAATTTTTTCTAAAATCAGGAACTAATTGTTCTTCGCCTTCAATTCCTATTTGAATAATAGGCTCTTTAATTAAGGAAATTAATTCTTGCCAATAAGGATAATTTTTTGGATTTCTTTTGCCGTTTCTTAAAGCTTTAGAATATGGGCTAATAATAATCATAAATACATTTTCCTGAATGCGGCTTCTAAAGAATCCTTCCATTTCCATTGAGCCATTTTTTTATAAATACTCCAGTGATCTATATCGCCAAATAACGAAATGGCTTCAGATAATGATCGTCCAGGCACTATTTCAGGAAAGCAAGTAAAGATTTCAGCGTTTGTAATGTGAGGCATTACATTTTTAAAAACTATATGATCGCCCATGCCGCAATTTAGAACGACAATCTTTTTATCTTTATAAGCCAAGATATTCCTAAAAATTAGTTCATCATGATCATATAAAGCTTTATTTGTTTCAGCTCTGATTCCGCCATTAGGATTTTTTAAATGCCAGCTTATAGCTCTAGGCACTGTTAAAATTTTATACCCTTTTAGGTATAAGCCATAAGTAAATAAAGTTTCTTCTCTGTGAGCCACCCTAGATAGCCCTAAATTAAAATCATGAATTCTAGCCCTGTATAAAAAAGAGCAATGAAGGTGCTCGACTTCTTTTGCGGCTTTTATTTCATTCCATTGAATATTAGGCTCTGAATCAATGTCTTGAATTTTGCCAGTGGATTTAGAAGTATCGGGCAAATATGGCAATGTTAAAATTGAGCCTCCTACAGCTCCAATTTTGTCATTAGTAAATTTATTTTCATTAGTATAACTATATAAAATTTCTAAAACGTTTGACTCTGGAATACAATCATCATCAATGCGCCATATCCATTTAAATTCTGATTCATTAGCTTTTTGATGATTATAATGCTGACCTTTTTTAGCCGCAAAAAGCCATTCCCATTCAATGCCTTTGAAATTGCATATTTGAAAAAAATGAGAATAAAACAATTCATTTCTTACATCGCGAGGCTCATCATTGTCATCAAATATAACAATTTTATTTGGAAGTTTAGTTTGATTTAAAACAGCTTGAAGAGCTAAAGGAAGCGTTGAATCATAACGCCCTCTAGTTGATATTGAACATAAAATGCTACTCATGATCCCAGCTCATTATCATAAGATTAAATTTATTTTGATCTGATATATCTTGGGGCTTTTCTAAAATATATCCATGCTCATTAATGTATTCAAATTTAAAGCCTGGAAAATGTGATTCGTTTAAGCCATGAAGCTTATGATGTTCACCCCAAAATCCTGGAGGCTCATTATGCGGGGTAGTTAATAAAAGGCGCTTGCAATGCTTTTTAAGCTTTTGAGCTATTTCAAGGCCATTATCAATATGCTCAATTAATTCAAAAGCAATTATAGTGTCATATTGTTCAAGCGGATATGTATTAATGTCAGCATTTACAAAAGATGTGTTTTCATTCCATTGCTGTTCTTGAGCTACTTGAATGATAACAGGATCGTAATCTAATCCAAGATATTGAATATTGTTAGGAAGAAATTGAGAGCCATAGCCAGTAGAACATCCTATTTCAAGAACGGATTGACCAAGTAAATTTTCTTTAAGATTGCGGTTAGCCCAAAGGTAGCGAGTGGCTTCTCTAGGATAGACTGGATCGCCTTTTAGAAAAACCGCCCGCTCATAATTATTTGATAATAAAAATCTATAGTGATTTTGATCATACTTTTTAAAGTATGCTAAAGCATCTTGTATTGTCTTATTCATATTCTATCCTTTAAGTTAATGTGCCATAAGCCGTAACGTTTTGCACTGACACAAAATTGCCATTTGAATCCAAGCTAAATTTATTTACGCCGCTAAATGCAAAATACATTTTAGCTCCTGAATTTCCAATTGTCCATGCGCCCAATGTAACTCCAGTGGCCGCGCCGCTAAATCCTGAAAACCCGCTAAAACCTGACAACCCAGTTGCACCACTGAACCCGCTAATGCCGGAGGTTCCGTTGATTCCGCTTGTGCCTTGCGCACCACTAAATCCACTAAACCCGCTTAAACCATTAGTTCCGTTAGTTCCGCTTATACCACTGAACCCTGACAAGCCGCTTACACCTTGAGCGCCACTAAACCCTGATAAACCACTGGCCCCAGTAGCACCGCTAAATCCTGATAACCCACTAACGCCGGTAGCACCACTAAACCCTGATAACCCGCTTATACCTTGCTGTCCACTAAACCCTGACAAACCACTAGCGCCATTTTGTCCACTATAACCACTGAACCCGCTAGCACCATTTTGTCCACTATACCCACTGAACCCACTAGCACCGACAGCACCGGAATAACCGCTAAACCCGCTCGTGCCTTGTTCACCGGAATAACCACTAAACCCACTGACACCATTAGCCCCACTAAACCCGCTAATGCCCGATGTGCCGTTTATACCTGAATACCCTGATTCACCTTGCTCGCCACTGTATCCGCTATAACCACTGTAACCTGATAACCCTGGATCACCCTGGAGACCACTATAGCCACTATACCCTGATTGGCCTATTTCACCTGACCACCCACTAATTCCTGAAGCACCGCTAAAACCTGAATACCCACTATCACCAATCAAACCGGAATATCCACTAAAACCACTATACCCTGAAAGGCCTGGAGCGCCTACTTCACCGCTATGACCTGAATACCCTGATTGTCCAATTTCACCGCTATAGCCACTGAATCCTGATATGCCGCTATGACCACTGTAACCTGAATCACCAACTAGACCTGAATACCCACTATAACCTGAATACCCGCTGAAGCCATCGCCACCTTGAAGGCCACTATAACCTGAATACCCGCTAACCCCTGAAGCGCCTTGCGCACCGCTGTAACCACTGTATCCGCTAAAACCGGAGTATCCTGATACACCATTAATAATTGCTAAAAATAAATTATGATTGTTTGCAAAATTTGTAGTGCCTGTTCCTTCGGACGAAATAAAAGTTACAGGAACAGTCCAATAGCTATTAGAAGTTCCTGGATTTATATTTGTTGGCGCGCTTGCCACTCGCCAATGTTGATTGTTTGCACTTGCGGTTCTATCTTGAATAACAAATTCTTCAGTTGGAAACAAAGTAGATAAGAAAATGTCAATGTCATTATTATTGCTAGTAAGATGACTAATATTAATTTGAGTAGCGCTTATTTGAGTTGCGGTATTCCATAATAAATAACCATTAGTTGGTTGCCCGCTTGTAGCAACGCCTTCAGCTTTATATTCAAAGAAGCTTGATGATTGACCTTGCGCGCCTGTAGCACCTGAATACCCGCTATACCCTGATATACCGCTGAAACCACTTGCCCCAACTTGACCGCTAAACCCACTAAACCCACTTAATCCTGAATGACCGCTGGCCCCAATTTCACCACTCCAGCCACTAAAGCCGGAATCACCGGATGCACCAACTTCGCCTGACCACCCACTAAACCCACTAATTCCACTAGCGCCAACTTCACCGCTGTATCCACTAAACCCACTTTCACCGCTAAACCCACTGATACCGGATGCGCCAATTTGACCGCTCCAACCGCTAAAACCTGAAGCGCCTTGTCCGCCCTGTGCGCCACTGAATCCGCTGATACCGCTGAATCCACTAGCTCCAACTTCACCACTAAATCCTGATTCACCACTCCACCCACTGAATCCCGATATTCCTGACGCGCCAATTTCACCTGACCACCCACTTAAACCGGAATGACCTGAAGCTCCGTTTTGACCGGAATAACCTGATAACCCATTGACACCTGAAAACCCGCTCCAGCCGCTTATCCCTGATCCTGAATACCCGCTGAACCCTGATATACCTGAATCACCTGAAGCTCCATTTATGCCACTATAACCACTAAACCCGCTAGCTCCGTCTATCCCACTATACCCACTGAAACCTGATTGGCCGGATGCACCGCTTATTGATTCGCCGCTATATCCTGAATACCCACTTATTCCGCTACCGGAATATCCACTAAATCCACTTGCGCCTTGTGCGCCTGAATACCCACTAATTCCTGACTGACCGACAGCACCGCTATATCCACTAAAACCGGAATACCCGCTTGTGCCTTGACTTCCAACTTGGCCCGAAAACCCACTCCAACCTGATATGCCGCTATACCCATCTTGACCGCTATAGCCTGATAAACCATTTACACCGCTATACCCTGATATGCCGGAAGCACCACTGAACCCACTGATACCGGAAAACCCTTGAGCGCCAACTTGACCGCTATATCCTGAATACCCACTATACCCACTGAACCCGCTTGCACCTTGTGGGCCTGGCCCGCCTATGCCGCTATACCCACTAAAACCGGAATACCCTGACAGACCTGAAGCGCCAATTATTCCACGATCAATAGTGATTTCTGTAACTGAAGTTGGAGTTACATTGACAGATAAATTATTACTGTCTATTACATCAATGTTATAGTTAGCCATATTAGTTTATTACACCGTCTGAACGCACTAGGAATAATAAGAAAATTACAATATCTTGAGCTGGAGTTGCGCCTGAAGCTGGAAAGCCAATTTTAATGCGACCTGAAAAACCTACGCAATTTTCAGCATTAATATCTAATTGAGGATCAGAGGCTATAACGCCCCATGCGCCTTCATCAATCACAAGTGTAAATGTTCCGTTAGCATCAATTCTGTTTGCAATAGTAAGATTAACCGCGGAAGGCGGTGGCGAGTAATCAGCAATATCAAAAGTAAGACCATAACGACTATCTTTAATATTAGACAATTGTCTGCGAATAATAGAAGCATTAATAGTGGCGCCTGTAAGATCAACAGGGGTGCCGTCTGTATTAAATGCTAAATTCCAAAAAGTTTGTTGATTATAGACAAGCTCGCCAGCAATAATTTCATTATCAAAGCCCGACACTTGTTGAAGAGTGTTTTTATTAAAGATTGCCATAATTTTTCCTAACTAGGTTAATGACGCAAGCATCTTTCTGACGCAATGCGGAAATTATGTCTTATGATATTTAAAGATTATACCTTAATTAGCCCATTTGTTGTTGTTGAGCTTGAGGATTATAGTCAAAACAATAATTCCAATTATCGCCATTTAATCTTACATAATGCAAGAAAACTTGGCCGCATTCTGTTCCATCAAAAGATTTGCGCCAATGAGTTGCATTGCATCCCAAATAAATCATAGCTTGACCTGGCTTTAAAATAACTTCCTTGGTTTCATCTTCAGGATTTTTTATATATATAGGCCATTCTTGATCGCCACCTAAATTAAGAGTAACGCTTATTTCGCACGAAGGCCTATCTTTGTGAGGAATTAAAATTTCATCTTGTGCATAAAGCCTAGCATAACTATAAGTAGGCAAAACAGGTTCTTCAATTAACTCTGATATAAAACTACATTTATTAGCTAATAAATCTAAAAACCATTTATAGTTATATATTGATAAAGATAATGGACATTGATCATCGCCATCTATAAATAAAGTTGGATTATTTTTAGCATCTTCTTTAAATTTATCATATAAATTTTTTGCTTCTTGCTCGGTAATAAAATTATCTACTACCATATAATTATTTTTTTCTAATGTATTATTCATGTTTTTTCCTTTATATAAATTTATTTCCGCCAATCCAATTAACTAAAGAATATCTTTTCCCTGATTTTAATGGAGTAACTCTATGTGTTAAATAAGATGGAAATATTATCATAGTTCCTTGTTGTTTTGTAACATCATCATTTTTTTTATTCGCATTATCATTATGTATATGAGCAAATTGTAATTCACAGCCTTCATAATCTTTTGGATCAGACAATTGAATAGATAATGATATTTTTCTTACATTTGGCCCGCCACAATCAGTATGCCATCTATAATGATCGTCAATTTCACAATATTCTGTAAATTGTATATCTTCAGTTAATCCTATTATATGAAAATTATATGCTTCTTTATTAGCATTATAAACAGCTTTTGCTATTTTATTATATAGCCAACCTAATGATCTATCTTTAGTCATACTTAACCAAGAAATATTATTACTTCTTGTTTTTGTGTCTAATGTATTTATTCCAATTTTTGCGGCAACTTTTTTTTGTTTATTTGCGTAATCTATTATAATTTCACATTCTTCTTTTGTTAAAAAATTAGGTATATTTAAAATTTGAACGCTATTTAAATCATTTTCAAAGCTTAACATTGTCATATTTTATCCTTTTTTATTTTTAATATTATATTGTTGTTTTTGTTGCCGAAAGTGAAAATGGCGAACCAGTAATAGCAACTGGAACAGCACTGGAAAGTAGCGCAGGTGAAGCAATAAGCGATGTAGGTGTTAAAGGGATAGGGGAAAATGGATACAATGTCCAATTTGAAGTTGGACTTAATTGAATATTCCATCCATCGGGAGAAGTAACATTTAAACCGCTTGTTATTGATGATCCGTCAGATTTAATTTTTAAAAAACCTATTGTATTATTTGCCGGCCTTCTAAATCCCATATAAATATAACCATCTTTTTCTGGCATTTCTCCAAAAAATGGGAAAAGTGTGCTAAAAGCTCCTAAACTTGAACTCCATATAGCTGATCTAAAATTTGTTATAGGGCTATTTACATTAAAATATCGCAAAACATACGATGGGCCAGGAGAAAATACTTGAGTTGCAAAATTTCCGCTAGAATCCATTCCTGAAGTTAATGATATAGTTTCACCAAGAGCAGTTATTGGCGCTGGTAAATTTGCTACAGTTTCTTCTATTGTGCCTGTAGCTTTATCAAACCTACATATAAAATTATTTGATGGGGTATTAGCTGCTGG